ATTTCAGCGAGATCGGAAGTTGCTTTTGCCGACTCTTTTTTGACGTGCGCGAGTTTTCTATGTTGTTCGGCTAACTCTTCTAGCTCGCCGGCTTCTTTTATATAATCTCGTGCCACAACGCGCTATCTCCTATTCAATTGGCCAAGGAAGTTCGGTCGCTCTCTCGAATTTTTTAACCACCATGTCCAACATTGCCTTCGCTCTGGCTGTTCGCGGGTGATCTGGACCATACTCATTATATAGCCTAATATGTTCCTTTTCTGCCTCTAGAGCCTTAACATATGCTCTTACCTCTTCTGGTTTGCCAACAATTCTTACTTCGCCGGCGGAGACATCTGCGTCGGATTCACCAACGAGGGCGCCAAGCATTTCTTTGCCGTACATTCTCTTTAAAACCCATTTTGTCAAGCCTCCAAACATCCTCAAAAAGACTTCATTTAGACTCTTATCTTTCATTTTTTCAAAGTCTATAACATATGGGTTTATTTTCTCTTCGTGTAAATCGGACATGCAAGTTCCTCCAGCATATAGTAAATAGTTACTTTATGCAAAAAAAGGCTGAAGAGTTATCCCTTCAACCTTACATCTTTGGTGTATTTGGGGTGCCCATGCCGCCCAGCATGTGCTGAGTCTGTGAAGTAAGCTCGTGCGTATTACCGCCCTTACCACCTTTTGATGCTTTGTCTATTTGTTCTTTTTCATCTGCTAGTTGCTTGGCTAGTCGTTTGACAAACCAATTGCGCAGACCAACAGGCAAGTTATAAGCCTCGATGAAGCTCCAATTGCCAACATATTTTAAATAAAAAAACTGTTCATATATGTTCGCCATATATTCATCGGTCAGGCCAAAAAAAGTCCGCTGTAAACGGAACCTCCAATGCCTGCTCATGACCACATTCGGAACATTCAAACATTTGTGTTAGATCAACGTTTGGTGAGGCTTTCTTATAAATATTTCTCAAATGGCGAGAATCTCTCGCTGGCAGGACGCTAATAAATCTCCTGATCGTAGCAACACTATTATCGCCGTTAACAGAGACAATCATTCTGCTTAGTTGGTGGGTGACACTAACGTCTGGATTTTTCTTTTTCTTGGATTTCATGGACTTGGTGATTTGATCTTCATCGCGCCCTGTCATGAATCTTGTCTCTAAGTCTACACCGGTTGTTGGCAATTTAACCATCAACGTTCCATGGTCAGTCATAAATGAACTGTCATCCTCTATGGACCCTTCTTTCGTTTCGCCTTCTAGTAGATTAAAAGTAAACTCAACATTCTCTAAACAGGCAGGGCAACCAATTCTTGTTTGGTATTCCGGACCATATCCAGAAATTCTAGCTGCAACAATAATTGCATTCTTGTCGCCAACTAGTAGAGACTCTAGTTTAATATTTTTGTCAACGATTATGTTACTCATAAATCTTTGCAATGCAACTCCCTGCTTCAGCAAAGTTCTTGAAGTTAATATATCTTCATCTTTTGCTGTCATATGACGGATTTCAATATTCTCTTTCATATACAGGGGATGATTTTCTGGGTAATACTTGCCTTTTGATGGCAATTCGACAAATTCTGTTGGTACTACAAAATTTAACGTTTGGTTTGTCGCCTGTGGGGGCGGTTCGGCGCCACTTGATTGGTTTGCGCCCATTCTATCTTCATTGTTTCTTCTTGACAAATTACACCTCTCTTTGTTTTATTGTCATTGTTTTTTAAAATCACCCATCATCCGATGTTCTCGTCAATGATGCCATCGAAAACTGGTATGTCGGTGGATTCTATAGTGGACTCTTGACCGGGCTCTTGAACAGGATCCGGTGGTGCCGGCGTATAGGAAACGCCGCAAGCGCCGCCATTGGCGTATATGTCGCGATTTGGATAATGATTTCGGGATGGCTGCGCGGTTGAGTCGAAAGAATCCTGACCATTCCACCATGCCATTCGTGCTCGCTGGTTCATCTCAGAATTGAGATCCGTCGCGGGATAAGGCGTTCCGCCGACTGCGACGACTGCCCAGTCATAACAAATTGTCAATTCTATTTCCATAAAATCGTTATTATCGTAACTTAATTTTCCAAAATTGGCTTCCTTTATCCATGCGTTGTGCAATTGCCATTCTTCCAGGGCGCGCCCGCAGGAGTCCAATTGCCAAATCTTGACCTGTCCTAATGATGCCACGGCTGCAGCTTTTGTAACAGTAGTATAGGGTTCTTCATTGAGATCCAAGATCATTTCGTCCAGCACTCTCTCCAAACCGGCGACCATCGTCGATATCGCCGCCCGGTCGCCGGTCGGATCGGTGGGGCTCCGATTCGTCTGCTTGGTGTTAGCGTTATAGAAGTCATTGCCATAGCCAGCCATGCCGCCGGCGTCTTCAAGGTACCTACCAACAAGTTCTGGTACAGAAGGGCAATCAGTGTCAACAAGGACGATCTTGACATCACTCCATGTTACAGTTTTGGGATATTTAAAAGTTTTATTAATCATCTTGTGCTCTGATGATTCTATGCTAAATGCAGGCTTATCAAATGATTTTGCATACCACAAATATTCGGGCAAGCCTTGTGCCCGGGTTGCGTTCAAGCCAGTTCCCCCTAAAAAATTTCCTAGCTTTGCTATAAACCTATATGGTCTCTTTGGCTCGGCAAAGGGGGTAAACTGGTCGTGTGGATCGGTCCAAAATGACATTTAAAAAAAACCTATATTAATAAATATATAGAAGTTAACTTGATCCACCCTCAAGTCCGAAGAACCCCTCGCCGGTCGTCGCGCCGAGGACTGCGCCCGAGTCTCCCAGCTGGGCCCAATCATAACGAAGAACGATATCGATTGTTGATAGATCCTCGCTATCATAGTCTAAGGCAGAGGGCTTAACCTCTTTAATCCAGGCTTGATTTAGTCTCCAATGCTCGACCACTGCACCATCTGAATCAATCTGAAACAAGTTGACAGCACCCAAGGCTACAGAAGCTTTTGATTTTCCGACTGTTTCGAGCAGTGGGTTCGCGGCGGTGCCGGGGGCCGCTGGTCTGATAGGGATTTTATATCCTGAATTCTCCATCATCTCGGATAATCCTGAAACTGCATCGGGATCTGCGGGGTCAACGATCGTGGCAGTAATTTCATTCCAAGTAATTTTACCGGGAAAATAAAACGTGTGCATAAGATACTTATGTTCCGATTCGCTCAAGCTAAAGGTTGGCTTATCGCACTTCTTCGCGTACCAAACAACGCTTGTGTCATTTCCAGACCCATGCGTAACATCGCCGCCCATCGCGGCTCCTAATTGGGTGATCTGCAGAACCCATCTATATGATCTTTTTGGATCTTTATCTTCTTTGCCGTCATATGCTGTCCAGAATGCCATCTAATTTATCTCCTTCAATATTATATAGTCATTTCGTTTTTTTTTATAGTTTAATCTTCGAACGAAGCGCCAGATCTTGAGATAACAAAATCAATCGCAATGAATTCAATTGATCTTGCGGGTTTCAAGAAGATCTTAGCATAAAGGACATTCTGATCAACCAAGTCAGGTGTCGTTGTGGTTTCGTCTAGTATCAGTTTGTATTCAGTGATACCAAGTCTAGACTGTACCGATGTAAGGAAGGGGTTAACCAAAGCCTTAAATCTTTCCCAAGTCGCTGGTACGTTCTGGTCGAACAATACCCTGGTTGAAAGGCGAGAAATCTGCTTCTTCAGGTAGATCATCAAGCGACGAACATTAATCCGGTCCAAAGCGGATCTTTGAACTTGAAGTGTTTTCTGTCCGAAGATCACGATTCCTTCTGCTGGGAATTTTGCGATTGGGTTGATGTTGGATTCATACAAATCATCCCTATCTTGCTGAGATAGTCTCTCCGTGATGCCGACAACTGGTAGTCCAGCAGCGCCTTCGGTAAGACCGCCCCTATTAAAGCCAGCTGGTGCAAACCAGATCTCAGATCTACGTTCGGACCCTGCCATCGTACCTAGCGCAACAACGCTTGGAGGTACCCATACTGACCGGTCGGCCGAGGTATCCATGATTCTTACCCATGGATAGTATGTGCAACCATAGCTTGAATTTAAAGCTCTATTCTTAAGATTGCTAATTACTGTGGCAACATCTCCTCTTCTGGTTTCAACATCATTTGTAGTTTCAGTCTTTGGCACGTAACCGCCATCAAGGTCGATAATTGCTAAAGCATCAGCGCGATTTTCGCACATTTGAATCATATGGCTTGTAAGCGTGGTATTTGTCAATCCAGGCACAGTTAAAATATTCATCTCCACATATTCGGGATCAGCAACAGTATCAATTGCGCGCTTAATTGTATTATATGCGTAATTGCTATACTCATTACCGGAAGAAAGTTTAGTGTTTCTAAACGGCTCCATCTCTCTAATGTCTAGACCGTCGCGACCGCCATAGAACACCGTTGTGAAGCGATTATACCCCATATCCAAGAGTGCATCGTAACTAGCACTAGTGCATGAGTGACCTTGCTGTCTAGATCCAGACATGTAGTATGCCGTTGTGCTCTCGTTTGTCACAACATCATCCAAAGTGAAGACATAAGAGTGCTCGGTCTCTTCAGTGGAAGATACAGGCACGAAACTACTGATTTCAGCAGCCAGCGGTCTTACGTGGTCAACAACACTCTGATCATATACAGTGCTTGTTGCCGATTTCATTGTTTGAACGCCGAAGTAAGCCTTCTTAGCATCGGTAAGGAATCCATCAGAAGCTGACAGTCTTAGTCTCAAGCTTGGGAAGATAACAGAAGCGGTTAGTTGCACCCCAGGAGATCCAACATAAGCAATGTTGTTATCACCACCGGAGCTTCCATCCATTCCTGGGCGGTTTGATCCCTTGCCGCTATCGCCTTCATATGGCATTGCAATTGCGCCATGACCCTTGACGAAAACGTTGTGGTCCATGGAATTGTCTTGACCACCAGTGAAGTTTGTATTTGTGAACCAAGGTCCAGCACCACCACCGTCAACACACGTAACAGTCGTGTTTCCACTGGACCCACCTGTTGCTTGGGTAACAGTTACCACTGCGTCAGTTGCGGTTGCTGAGAAAAGAGTATGATAATTAATAGCTGTTGCAATCAACGTTGCTTGAGCGGACACGCTAGCGCCATTGTGTTGAGCAGACAACGTAGCACCACTAGTTTCAGCAGCTGTGGGAGTGGCGGAATCACTGAATGTTAACGTGACCGTTGTTGCATTGGTGCTTATTAATGTAATTGTATCGCTATCTTCAATAAAGCCCTCGTTCGCAACAGTTATTGTTGCTGTGGCTGCTACTGTGTCGCCCTCGCCTTGATCTGCTTTGTTGTTTGATTCCACAGGAGCGAGACCGGATCGATATACACCACCAAGTAGCGGACGAACCTGACGACCATTACTTTCTGCAGATGCGGAAAGCAGACTGAAGCCAGAATATCTAAGTGGACCTTTGCAACCGAATGGAAGAAGGCTTCTTTCGGATGCAGCGTTGTCAACATCCTCGTTCATAACAACTCGGATATAAAATGAATTGTTTGGCCAATCGCCGTAAGTTCTGTGTCTTCTCTCGGTATCATCCCATTGCACATACTGAGTACCAATTCTTCTAGCAATATAGTTTGGAGAACTGGGGTTAAGATTTAGTCTTGTAAATCTTTCCACTACAGCTGTAGCTTCGTCTCTGTCTGAGAGTCTTCTCAAAACTACATCGAATGTACCATAAGGATCGTAATCGGGAATTTCGGACTTCTTGATATTCTCAATTGACACCTTGAAGCGCGTCTGGATCCACTCACCATGATCCAAGCCAACCAGCTTGAACAGTTCTACTGCCCGGGACTTGTCTAGAGCATCGTAAGATGCAAAGTCCGTGCTAGTATCCTGAGAGATGAAGTATCCAGTTTCAGAATTCTGGAATGCTCCCTTTTGATAGTGGTGTCCGACAGAACCGCTCTCGATTGCGAGAACCATTCCGTATGACTTATCCTTAGTATCGGCAGTAGATCCAAGTATTTCTTCAATATGAGAATCGTAAGTTTCACCAAGCCAGTACACTTCAAGGTTAGCTGCTTGGGTAACTGTTGAGTTTGTCTTAACAGGATTGGTGTTGAACACCTTTCTAACGTACTTCTCAGAAGTAGAATCAAAATTAAATAATTGATTTTTCTTGATGTTGCCGGAAGAATCCTTGATCAGAACTCTATATTCCTTACTCGCGCCACCATAGACCATTGCGGCTGAACCAGAGATTAGCTTTGACCCTGCGGTACTATTTCGTGTGCCTCGGAGGACACCACTAAGCTCAAGGCTGTACCCATTGGTCAAATACCAAATAGCAGCTAAGGCGCCGGTGCATGCGGTAGTGTGAGATGCGGATTGGAACATGAATAATCCATATGCACCATCATTAGAGGAGACGGTAGTGTTTGGTCCATCACCAGTTGACCAACCTGCCATACCAGCTGGGTCAGCCCCTGTTGAGGTCTGATCAGCGTGTTGTGTTCCAAGCGTGCGAATCATCGTTACTGGTCCGACGCCAGCGCGCAAATACGCTCTTGCAGCATAAGCCGCATACATCGGTCCGGAGGCCAATCCTGGGGATCTCCAGGCGTCTCCTGCGGTCAAGTTTGGACCAGGGCTAGGGGTGCCAAAAATTTCAACGAAATCTCGGAACGATTGGACCCTTATTGGTCGCATTGCGGGACCGCGCTTAGTTCTACCAATAATAACGGGACCGACCTCTAGACCCTCTCTTGGTAGGAAGGAATTATCAATTTCATTAAGAAATATCCCAGGCGATACGAATTTAAACCTTCTAATTGACATGCTTGTAATTCTCCTTAAAAACTTCTAGTTGCATATATTAAAAATATACCTATTTTCGTATAGTAAATAGTTGCGGATTTATCCAAAAACCATTTACTCTTTATAAAAACGATCTTTGCGCGCAACTTTAATTGCGCCCATGGCTTCTTCAACCTCATCCATCATAATAACCCTTTCTCTGGGCATTCTAATTTGAACAAAGTTTTCTCTTCTGACAACCTTTGGAGTTTCCTGATTTTTGTCTGCTCCAATCAAGTGTCCCAAAACTCGTATATCGATGGTGGTCTCGAAAGATCTTTCATCCTCGCCCATATCGGCAACTGCATTGTTTTGTCCAAAATCTTTAGGAAGAAATCCTTCATACCTGTGATTGTCGTAGGAAAGCCTAAAATTGTTAATTTGTCCAGTATTTACAATGAATGGTGTTAAAATCTCATTTATCTGCTGATGGTATTCTGCCTTTATCTTGACACTATAGGTAACATTGATATAAACCGGCAATGGTATGGTTATTGTTTCATAAACAACTTTTTTATTCTTTCGAGGAAAGTATAATTGCCCATGACCAACAGTTGTTTCACCAATTGGACCTCGTTTTTTTGCAGAATCGACAGCGGCATAGTTAGCTGTTTTTTCTTGCTGGATTCTTCTGGAGATTGTTATCTCGCCTCCACGATATCTACGAGATGGGTCGGAGCCCCAAGAAAATGGTACATGTGAAGTTACTTTGCCCGACATTGTTGAGTCCTTGACAATCGAAGTTCTCTCCAAAGTGATCAAAGGAAGTTTTAATACGCCATTTTTGTCTCTCAAGTTTTTATCATTTTTAATCTGAAATGCTCTTTCTGCTGAAACCCA